ATAGCGCCGGTGCCCAGCGTGCCCAGGCTGCCGTAAAGCAGGGGCAGTGACTGGTAAAGGTTCGACTTATTGAACATGTCGTTCATGCGGCGCTGCACGATTTCGAGCCACAGCTTAACCGGGCCGTAATCCATCATGTCAGGGTCAGGCGTCGCCAGACGGAACCACGGACGGGCCGGGCTGGTGATGCCGGACATCATGCCGCTGGACAGTGTCCGGTTTGCCATGGTCGCCGTTGGGTCAACGATTTTGGTGTTGCGCCGCTCGCCGCGATTCACCTCAGAAGTGAGGAAGCGTGAGCCGCGAGGGTTGATGAAATCAGTGAGGTCGCGCCAGTGCGGATCGAATGACGACCGGTCATTTTCCAGTTGAGCAAACTGTTTCAGCAATTGCTCTTTGATGGTTTCGTTTGTCCCGGCCATGACGATCCCTTACTGGCCCAGCAGCGTTTTACCGCTGGTATTAGCGGCTGAGGTGTCACCCTGTGCGCCGGTCAGCAGCGTGGAGTTGCGGCCTGCTGCGGCACGACGGCGGCGCATTTCATCGTCGCGGGATGCAACAACAGCCGCGTCCTGCTCCTGCGGTGCCGCCTGGATTTCCGGCGCTGCCGGTACTGATGGTGAGCTACCCATGCACATTTCAATGACTCCGCACACGATTAAATTATTACCAATTTAACCACATAAGGATTATTTAGCGTAGGGTATTGACATATTACGGTGTAATTATTACCTTTTAGGTAACACAAGCACGCGCTTGCGTGGAAAAGCCAGACGAGAGGTGGAAGCCCTCGCCGGAGACGTAACCGGCAAGATGTACGGCGTATGGCACATGCGTCGCAGCGGTCCGACGGGGTTCCTTGATGTTACTTATCCCCGAACGGGTAGCCGGAATGTGCAAGCCATCGGGTCATAGCACGAACCAACGACTCACCATCGTGGCGGTACGGTGTGACACCTCGGAAGAGACGAGGACGCAACAGGTAAAAGCATTGAGATTGATCGTCGTTCCTGCGCGCAAGGTCTGCTCGAAGTCAGTGCTCTTTCCGTTGTGGTGAATTGCAGCCCATTGAGGCAACCAGAAGATAAGCATCTGGCCCACGACAGAATCACGCTTAGGACCGTGATAACGCAGTACCAGTGTAAATCTTGGCGGCACAGGTTTTTTTGAATCCTTTCCTGATGCCGCCCTTTTTACACCAGAACGTCATCGCGATGGCTTTCTGTTGTAAACCCCGTAACTCCCATTGGCTTTTGTTCGCCCGGTTCGCCGGGCATTTTTTTAAGGTGATAACCATGACCATCTCCGTAAGAAACATTGATCGAATAATCGATGACTTGTGCTATGAATTGTCTGCATTACATGGCGCTGTTGAACGCGCTGAACAAGGGAAAACAATCCAGCTTAGTGGTCTCGGCATTGATATCGTTTTCGATAAGGAAATGCGAGAAGGCCTAAAAAAAATCATCTCTGAAAAGAAAGCCTCTATAGAGAAGCTACAGCAAGCACGCGATGCCGCTCAGAATAAAATTGATGAGCTCGTAAGCAATAACTTGCCATTTTCCATAGGCGGGAATACAACTGATTGATGCGGTGACATGTCACGATGAAGCGAATCATGAGCGAACTTAGTTTGTGGATGTGGCTCGCCATCGGCGGCGCGGCGGTTGTGGTAGGTATCGCTGCGCTGGTCTTCCGATCTGCGATGAAAGATAGTGATGATGACTACTAAAAAACTGAGCTAT